TTTAGAAGACAATTTCAATTAGCTGATTATGTTGAATGTAATGGTGGTAAATTAGAAGATGGTATGCTTAAAATTAAACTTGAGTATAATCCACCGGAAGCTAAAAAACCAAAACAAATAAAGATTGTTTAAATCCATTCTCTAAAGTCTTCATCCATAATTGTATTTGCGATGTCGACTTTATTACGGAGAGCTTTAACAATTCTTTCGTCAATAGTATCTGAAGTCATTATATCAATATAAGTCATTTTTTTAGTTTGACCTATACGATCTATTCTGGCTTCAGACTGTTGACGTTTTTCTAAATCATAACCATTAGAAAAATAAATCATATTACTACCTGCAGTTAATGTAATACCATAACCACCAGTGTGTGTAGTGCCTACAAAGAATCTACATTTATCATCATTCTGAAATCTTTTTATATTTTTAGATCTTTCATCAGTATCGGTTGCACCGTAATAATCTACAACAGATTCATCACCGTATACTTTTTTTATTTCTTTTATAATTCTTCTTACGTCATGAGTATAGTGTGACCATATAATAGTTTTACCTTCAACGTTTTCTAAAATATTCATTAATTCAGTTAATCTTTGACAAGGTAAATCTTTTATTGTTCCATCATCAGCAGTAAAATGTCCACAAGTTATTTGATGAAGTCTCATAAGTTGAGTCATAACTGTTGCAGAAGACTGCATTTTACCTTCTAAAAAAGCAATTGCTTCTTGTTTCATTTGTTTATATACTTTTTCCTGCTCTTTTGTGAGCTCAACATAATGTTTGACATAAGTTTTTTCTGGAAGATCTAAACAATCTTCTTTTAATATTCTTTTTGAAAATGGTTTTATTTTATCAGACAATTCACCAAGGTTTCTATATCCCACAACTATTTCCACTCTTCGACCTTGTACTTCAATCTTTTTAGTTACTGCATATCTTGCTTTGAATGTCCAATAAGAATCATGGCCCAGGAGCCAAGGATCAAGAAATGCACATTGACTAAATAAATCTAGTGGTGACTTAGTTACAGGAGAACCTGTTAGTATTCTTCTGTATTTAGCAAGTGGTCTAAGATCAAATATATTTTTTGTTCTATTGGATGTAGGTGTTTTAATAGTAGTAGATTCATCAATTGCAATCATTGCTTTGTGACAAGATAAAAATTTTTGTGCAAACTCTGTACCATTACCAGAACTAAAAGCTTCAACATTCATAATTAAAATATGTAAATCAGTTCCAGTTTCAAATAATGTATTTAATATTTTTTTCTGTTTAGATGATTTATCTGATGTTTTCCATAACACCATTTTTTTATAGATATGATCAGGAAGGTGAGTAGGAACCTCCTGATCATACCAGTTCTTATAAACACCTTTAGGTGCAATAAGAAGGAGGCCATTTATCTGGCCTTTATCATAAAGCATTGCGGCATTATCTAATAATACCTTTGATTTACCCGTACCCATTTCCATGAAATACGCAAAATTTTCTTTATCCCAAGATGCTTCTAATGCATCTAATTGATGTTCGTATGGCTTTGTTTTAAATTTATAATTCATAATCTATTTACTTTTCTTTCTATTTGTTATAGTAATATAAAAAAAGGAAGAAGTCAATGAATAAAATTACAAAAAACGGAGATAAACTTTTGTACGGAGATGTGCAATCCAAGGTTTATTTATTACAAGATATTCCTATAGATAGAGAATCAGGTAGACCTAAATATAATATAATGGGTGCAAAAAAATATGGCGATATTGAGATTATGTTTAGAGCGTTAGAACAAATAATGTTTTCACCTGGACCATTTATTTTTTCTATAAGACAAAAATTAAAAAATTTTACAGAACACGATTATCTATTATTAAATGGTGATCCTGCAATTATTGGTGTTACTTGTGCAATTGCATCAGAAATGACTAATGGAAAATTTAAATTGTTGAAATGGGATCGACAAGAAAAAACTTATTATCCAATAGAAATAAATATTCATCAAAAATAGTTCTTGACATTATAAAATTAATAACTATAATGCCATGCATGAAAGTTATAATTAAAAATATAGGAGAACGATTATGTTAATAGATCTACGTAAAGATGCACCAGATCAATCTACCAGTATTGATCCGGACAAACTTTCAACTGAAGTTGAAAAGTTACAATCAGTAAAAAAACAAATTGAAAATTTGGAATCACGAATAAAAGATTTAAAAGAAGACGAAAAATATTTTAGTTGTGTTATAATTCCAAAACTAATGGAAGACATGAACCTATCTAGTTTAAAACTTAAAGATGGTTCAGAGTTGTCTGTTAAAAAAATTTATAGTGCCTCAATTAGAGCTGATAAAAAAGCAGAGGCGATACACTGGCTTCGAGAGAATGGCTTAGGTGATATTGTAAAAAATAATATTACAGTATCATTTGGTCAGAACGAAGATAACAAGGCGGTGGAATACGCTAGCCTTGCGAGGTCGAATGGGTATGAACCTATCCAAGAGGAGAAAGTTCACCCATCGACACTCAAAGTAGTTATGAAAGAATGGAATGACAAGGGTCATGAAGTTCCAGAAGAACTATTTAATACGTTTGATGGAAATCAAACGCATTTTAAAAATAAAAAATAAATAATAAATAATAAGGAGATATATATGGCAAATACAGCTGTAGAAAAAAAGAACAGTGCTGGTTCACTGGCTACTATCAACCTAAGAAGTGATTCTGGTAGAGGTAGCGAAGAAATCAAATCGGACGATATGTCGACTCCGATTTTAAAAATCTTACATCAACTATCACCTGAATGTAATGCTAATGACTCTAAGTATGTCGAAGGTTCTAAACCTGGTATGATATATGCTAAAGGTCTTGGTACACTTACTGATGGTCAAGAAGGTGTAAATGTTCTTGTTGCACACGTGCAAACAAGATTTCCTGAATGGCAGGAAATGGGAGATACAGCAGCTCCTCCTGTCACAACACATCTTAATATTCCTGAAGATGCTGTTGAAGAAAGAAATGGTAAGTACAGATTATCAAATGGTAATTATGTAGAAAAAACTGCATACTTTTATGTAGTTGTTTTAGGTGATGAACCTAGACCTGCAGTGATTACTATGAGATCATCTAACTTAACACCTGCGAGAGAATTAAATCAGTTGATTAAAAATCTTAGATTTAAGGATGACAAAGGTGTTTACAATCCAGCAGCATATGCAGCGGTTTATAATTTAAAAACTGTTGGTAAAACTGCAGGAAGTAAAAGCTGGCATGTCTACAAACCATCTATGGCAAGAGCTTTAGATATTTCTAAGAAAGAGGATGCTGACTTATACTTAATGGCACAAGAGTTTCAAAAATCTGTGTCTAAAGGTCAAGCTAAACCTGAGTACGAGAAAAGCAATAAACCTCAAACTGCGGATATTGTATAATTCACTGAGTGAATAACTTGCAAGAGGAGGCAGTAACGGGAGACTGGGACTGCCTCTCTAACTTAGGAAATAGGTATGACAGATTTTATAAAGTATTTTACAGGATTAAAACGTAATTACGGTTTTTGTAATATTAATAATGGTTACAAAGACCCTAATACAGGGAAATTAAGATTTCATGCGGGCGATTATGGTTGGTCTGGTAAACCAATTACAGATAATGATTACCAACTTCATTTAAATGGCAAAAGATCTATAGGTATACAACCATGTGATGATAATGGTTACGCAAGATTTGGTGCAATAGATATTGATCCAAAGATATATAAAGATTTAGATATAGCATTTTATTTAGATACTATTCAAAAAAATAATTTACCACTTATACCAATCAAATCAAAAAGTAATGGATTGCATTTATATATATTTACAAAAGAATTTGTAAAAGCAAAAGAAATAAAAGAATTTTTAGAGCAAGTATTATTTTTATTTAAACTACCAATAGTAACAGAAGTATTTCCTAAACAAACTAAACTTGGAAAAAATACAGATGGTGATCCTATCAATGGTAATTTTATAAACTTACCATATTTTAATAAAGACGAAAGAGTTGCACTAGATCCATCAGGTAATGAAATGTCATTAGAATTATTTTTAAATTGTATTGAGTTAAATAAAATGACTTCTGAACAATTAAAACAAATAACAAATAAAATTATTCAAAATGAATTAACAGGTGGTGCAGAAGAATTTAAAGATGGTCCACCATGTTTAGAAATATTATCAAAAGAAAAAATGACTGATGGTAGAGATAGATTTTTATATAACTACATGGTCTTTGCTAAGAAAAAATATCCTGACAACTGGGGTAAAATGGTTTTAAAAGCAGGTAGAAATTATTTTGAATTTGATGAAGTATGGACTGATGATCATATTGAAAAGAAAATAAAACACTGGGAAAAACAAAACAAAGGTCATAGTTGTACTGATCCATTGCTTGCACCCGTTTGTGTTAAATCAGAATGTATAAAAAGAAATTTTGGAATTATGTCTGATAGAAAAATTACATGGCCTAGATTATCTAATTTGATTAAAGTCGATTTTAAACCTGATCCTGAATATTATTTTGATGTAGAAAGAGACGATGGCGAAACGGTTACTGTGCATGCAAAAGATGTAAATAAAATCAAAGATCAACAGGAACTAAGATCATTAATCATGGCGCAAGCAGATGATATCCCACCGCCCATTAAAGGTATGGAATTCTATGAAATAATAAAAGCATTAGTTGCGACACAAGATACAGTGCAACCGGCTCCAGGGACCACGCCTATGGAGATATTAAAGAAACATTTGAAACAATATATTCATAGTACAAATGCAACAAGTTATAACTCATTTAAAAGTGGTAATGTATTGAAAGATGAAACATATGCATATTTTGTTTTTGATGAATTTTATAATGATTTGAAAGATAATGAATGGAGAAAAGATGCGTCAAGAACTTCTTATATGATTACAAAAATGTTTGAGAAAGAAGAAGAACATCTACCAAAACCAGACTTTGATGTAAGAAAAAGATTTCCTGGAAAAAATAAAAAAACAAATAAACCATATACAGGTATTCCAGGTTGTGCAAAAATTCCATTATATCTTTTTGAAGATATAGATGAAGATGTAATTGAAATAGAAAATTTTAAAAAAGAAGAAATAGTATAATGATATATAAATATTTTGGTCCTCCAGGCACTGGTAAAACACATAAACTTATTAGTAGAGCAAAGGCTTACATAAGAATTGGAACACCATTAGATAGAATTGGTTATTTTGCATTTACTAAAAAAGCTGCAGAAATAGCTAGAAATAGAATGCCGGTAGATTCAGAAAAACTAAATTACTTTAGAACCTTACATTCATTTGCATATCAACAATTACAATTAGAAGATACAAATGTTATGCAGCCTGAAGACTACATTGCAATAGGTAAAAAATTAAATATTAAAGTTAAATATTACGATAAGTTTAATAAAGAAGAAATATTTTATTTAAATATTGAAAGTCCATATTTTAAAATGATTGGTAGAGCTATGAATAGATGCATAACAATTGAAGAAGAATATAATAGAAATGAACATAATAAAAAAGAAATAAAATTATACATATTAAAAAATTTAGATGCAAATCTAAAAGAATATAAAAGACAAACAGGTAAATTAGATTTTAATGATATGATTAACAGATTAATTGAAAAAGATGATTTACCAAAATTTAAAACTATATTTATAGATGAAGCTCAAGATTTATCTCCATTACAATGGAAATTATTTGATAGATTAAAAGATAATACAGAAGATATGTATTTAGCAGGTGATGACGACCAAGCTATATTTGCTTGGGCAGGAGCAGATGTTAATAGATTTATACAAGAACCTGGTAAAGAAACTGTTTTAAAATACTCCAAAAGAATATCGAGAGCAGTGCAAGAACAATCAGAATTACCTTTAGAAAAAATAAGAGGATTAAGAAAACATAAAGTTTATTATCCAAGAGATTTTGAAGGTGAATCAAAAAGAATAAATAATTTAGATCAAGTAGATTTAACAGAAGGTAAATATTTAATTCTTACAAGAACTATATATAGATTAGTAGATGTATTGAAAGAATTGAAAAAAAGAAATTTATATTTTCAAACTAGTAAAGGTAAAAGTTTTTCAGTTACATTGTACAATGCATCAGTCAATTACAATTCATGGTGTAGAGGAATTGAATTAGATGAAAAAGAAATAAAAGATATAATAGGATTTATAGGTGCACCTCAAGATAAATGGAATAAAGATGTAGAATGGTTTGATGCATTTGAAGAAGCAAAATTATCTGAAAGAGAATACATAAAAAATATGATAGATAATGGAGAAGACCTAGATAAACCGGCAAGAATACAAATTTCTACTATACATGCAGCGAAAGGTGGAGAAGAAGATAATATAATTTTATGTTTAGATTTAGGAAGAACACCTAAGAAAGTAGCTAAAAAAAGTGATGATAAAAATGATGAAGAACATAGAGTTTGGTATGTTGCAGCTACACGTGCAAGAAATAATTTATATAAACTAAAAGCTAAAAAAAGAAGCAATGAATACAAGTTTTAAAGAATTATACTTTAAGTATAAACAGAACGGGATAGAGAAAATTCCTAACGGTGGGTGGCAGCATCGTGCCTGGTTAGCAAGTTATTTTGGTTTCTCGACTCCCTATATCTTACAATCGGCCAAAACAACAACTGCCACAGATAAAGGATAAACATGAGAACACTAACAAAAGACATAATGATTACATTTATATTAACATATTACATAATAAACATAATGGAGGTACTAAAATGACTAGTAAAGATATGTTTGAAAGCGCATTCCCACAAGATAAACAGATAGGCGGGAATCACTACAAGAACTTTCACATTCAACCTTACGAATTCATTTCTAAAAACGACCTTTCCTTTTTTCAAGGAAATGTTATTAAGTATGTGTGTCGTTATCAAAATAAAAATGGCATACAAGATTTAGAGAAAGTAATTCATTATTGTGAATTAGAAATTAAAAAAATGAAAGACATAGAGAGGAAAAAATAATGTTAATGCCAACTACAGAATGGGTTGCTCCTACAGAGTTTCCTGATTTAAGACAAGCGGAAGAAATAGCAATTGACTTAGAGACAAGAGATCCAGACTTAAAGAAACTGGGTTCAGGGGCCATACGAGGTAATGGTGAAGTTGTAGGTATAGCTGTAGCTGTAGATGGTTACAAAGGTTATTTTCCAATAGCTCATGGTGAAGGACCAAACATGAATAGAGATAAAGTTTTATCTTGGTTTAAAGATGTTTGTGAATCACCTGCTACAAAAATATTTCACAATGCAATGTATGACGTATGTTGGATTAAAAATTTAGGTATAAAAATAAATGGAACAATCATTGATACTATGATTGCAGCATCTATTATTGATGAAAATAGATTTAACTATACGTTGAATGCATTATCTTGGATATATTTAAATCAAGGTAAAAATGAATCTTTACTTAATCAAGCAGCTAAAGAAAGAGGATTAGATCCTAAAGCAGATATGTGGAAATTACCTGCAAGTGAAGTAGGTTCTTATGCAGAACAAGATGCTAATTTAACTTTAAAACTTTGGCATCATTTAAAAAGAATTATTGTAGAAGATGATTTACAAAATATATTTAATCTTGAAACTGATCTTTTTCCTTGTTTAGTTGATATGCGTTTCCTAGGGGTGCGGGTAGATGTGTCCAAAGCAAATCAATTAAAAACAGCACTGGCAGTAAAAGAACAAAACCTATTGCAACAAATAAAAATAGAAACAGGAGTAGATACTCAGATATGGGCTGCAAGATCAATTGCACAAGTTTTTGAAAAACTGAAACTACCTTATAGCCGTACTGAAAAGACTGACTCTCCTTCATTTACTAAAAATTTTATTTCCTCTCATAAACATCCTGTAGTTCGTATGATAGCAGAAGCTAGGAAAATAAACAAGGTCAGTACAACCTTCATTGACACTATTTTAAGTCATGAACATAATGGTAGAATACATGCAGATATAAATCAAATACGATCTGATGATGGTGGTACAGTTACAGGACGATTTAGTTATGCTAATCCAAACCTACAACAAATTCCAGCACGTGATCCAGATACAGGACCATTAATTAGAAGTTTATTTATACCTGAAGAAGGTTGTAAGTGGGGTACATTTGATTACTCACAACAAGAACCAAGATTGGTAACTCACTATGGTATAAGATTTGAATATGAATCTGCGCAAAGAATTGCAGATTCTTATTACGATGATCCAAATACAGACTTCCACAAAATTGTAGCAGAAATGGCAGGCATAGATAGAAAAGAAGCTAAGACAATTAATCTAGGTTTATTTTATGGTATGGGTAAAGTTAAATTACAAAATGAATTAAATGTAACTAAACAAAAAGCAGATGAATTATTTGCTCAATATCACAACAGTGTTCCATTTGTAAAACAATTAACTAATGGTGTTATGGCTGCAGCTCAAAATAGAGGAAGAATAAAAACTATTTTAGGTAGAAGATGTAGATTTCCAAAGTATGAACCTATACTAAGAGGTTCTGATTGGGGTACATTTGTTCCTGCTGAAGATCATGAAACAATGTTAGAGTTAAAAGAAATGGGTCCATACTTAAAAGATCAAGATGGAGAAGTTATTAAAGATACGAATGGTAATCCTAAAAAAAATTATTGGCATAACAATGGTCATAGAAGAGCATTTACATACAAAGCTTTAAATAAACTTATTCAAGGTAGTGCTGCAGATATGACTAAGAAAGCAATGGTTGATTTATATAAAGAAGGTTTGTTAGCACATATTCAAATACATGATGAATTAGATTTTTCTATTGAATCTGAAGCACAAGCTGATAAAATAAAACAAATAATGGAACATGCAGTAGAGTTAAAAGTTCCTAACAAAGTAGATTACGAATCAGGACCAAACTGGGGCGAAATAAAATAATGAGGAACTATGGCTTATTTAAATGCAAATATACCACCAATCTATTGCAAAATAAGGAAGGAGTATCTTTATGACTTTACCGGACATCATGGAGAAAGTGAAGACTGCGTTGTCTTCGGCTTATCAAGCATTAGTGGCAAAGCGTTATTATTTCATATTATGTTACCGAATGGTGCGGTCTTTTATAGATTGCCTATCTCAGCGTTTTTCCAAAAACATCTTTCTAGATCCGAAGTGCCGGATATGTCAGTCGACTCGTTACAGTTGTGGAATTGTTTTAGTTATTGGCCTAGTGTGCATTGCTATGATTGGCTGGCTGGTATAAGTGGCAAATTTAAGGCAAAAGATAAAAAATTTTACAAGGGTCAATACTTATTTACAGTTGACTGGGCACATCCAGAGACTAATATACTGAACACGGAACATTCAGAGATTCCGCAAGAGCACAAGTGTGCACACATAATTGCATTAGAAAATGGTAATTATGCAGCGCAGCCAAATAACAGAATCATTTGGCATGTGAATAGTTATACAACAGATAACTCATGGCCAGACTACAAAGTACAAAATACAGTTTGGGAAGTAGAAGGATCTGATTGGGTAACAGAAGATTCTGATAAAATGTTTTATGATATTGAGGATAAAAAATGAGTTTAAATAAAAAATATTGTAATATTTGTGACCACGAATGTCACTGTGTTGGAAAAGGTTACTTTGTAAATAGTAATCAATGTGGCACATGCATTTGTGATAAATGTGATTGCAGACCTAGAATATTAGGTGCACCTCAAAAGAAAAAATCTTGGTGGCAAAGATATGTTGATTGGCTGTTTGGAGAATAATATGCGAAAACAATGTAAACAATGTGAAGAAGCATTTGATGCAAAAGATGAATTTGATTTATTTTGCAGCAAGGAATGTAAGGAAGAAGCATTAGCGGAATTAGATTCTGATTCCGATGAGTGTTTATCATGTCAATAAAAATCGACGAGAACACAAGTATCGGTCTTCCGTTACGTAATTTAATAGGGTTGGTCGCAGCCGTAATTGTAGGCGCATGGTTTGCATTCGGTGTGATTGAAAG